ACAGACCCTCCCAACGGAAGGTCCAGAGTTTTCACCGGCGAGTCTACCTCTGGCTTAAATATAACACGATGAAGTTGTTCCGCTGCTTGCTCGATGTCACGCTGTCGTTCTGGCGAAAATGCAGACCAGTATTTATGGCCGCTTCCAGATCGAACGACTGCGCGTGCACCTATTGCAATTGGTTTCTTTCGGTTGCGAAGTAAGAGTTCTTCAGTGTCATCCAGTGGGGTGCCTTGGGAGTTAATCTTAAAAAATGAGCTTTCGGCGACAGATGCTGTCCCCTGCACCCATTGTAGATTGAGGCCTCTAGTAAAGAGCAGGTGCGCTCTTTTAATCTCGGCCTCACTACCGTTGACATTGTTTGCGACCACACCCTTCATTTTAGCAAAGCGGCCAACTTTAGACTCTACCAGCGTGCGGGTTTTTTTGGCGTTCCGCTTTTGCTCGTCAGAGATACCATCACCATAGAACGATCTGGATATAGGGCCGTCGCCATAATCATCCTCTATCCATGCTCGCAGAGCGCTTAAGCGGTGCCCTCCGTCTATAACAAAGATGAAAGACTGTGATTTCCAAAGTATCAAAGAGGGAATTAACTCATTATCCAGAAAGCTTGCGAGGAAAGTCGCGACCTGAGTTGGCGTCCAGTGGTAGGTTTCTCGCTGAAAATCTGGTTTTCGTAGAAGCTGGCGAACAGGAGAGCCTGGCTCCAAATTTGAAACCGTGAAGTTCTGGAACAGATCCATCGTGTATTCACCATCAGCAGTGGCAAAATCTGCACGCTGAATCATTGCATCCAAATTTACTCTTGTCCCCATGAACACTAGCCTCCCCGTTCTAGATTATTTGATCGCCTGTATCTTCCAAGAATACAACCCCTGATACCGCCCGAATAGGTCATTTTCTATCCGTGCACTAACTGTGCACATACGGGCAGAGACACCTGCACAGCGCTGCCCGGTTAGTGCACGTTTAGTAGGGTATATATTTATATATACCCCTACACGTGCAACCGTGCAGGGCGGTGTGCCGCGCGCACGGTTCTCATGATGATTTTAACTGGGCAACGTGCACCGGGCAGAAGGGCGGTCCGGGTGCAACCTGCATTTTGACTGGAACTCGAATCAGGGTGGTCGCATTTGCGGGTCAGAAGGAGGGCGCCATGCCAGACAACGAAACGCAGCCATACACCGTCGAGCAACTGCAACAGGAATATTCGGTCAGCCTGCCAAAGGCCGTCGAGGTCATGGATCGGTTCGGCGGAGATCGACGGACGATCAAGAAGCTGATGAAGCGATGTCCGCATCGCGGTGACGAGCACTAAAAAAAGGCCGGCGTTCAGCCGGTCTTTTTGTTTGCGCAAAAAATATTTCACAAATCGACTACCCGTTTTCGCTCCTCTCTCGGAAAGTATGTGTGTCGCCACCGCCACTGGCGAGCCACCACACGAGGAGACAGCCATGGGAAAAGCCACCACCCAAACCACCCGCGTCAACGGGAAGCGCGTGGTCATCCGCACGAGCGCCAAGGGCAAGGTGAGTGTCGCTGACGCACCCATCAAGGAAAGCGAAGGGCAGGCGGCTCAGGTGCGCGCGCTGCGCGCCTTGCCAGAGTATGGACGGCAGTTCCTGCTCGCGGGTGACATGAATTCAGCCAAGCGCGGACCACGTGCCCAAGCTGATGCTATAGCCACCGGGTTGACGCCAGGCGAAGCCGATCTACGGATTTACCTCAAGGGCGGCAAGCTGCGGATGATCGAGAACAAGGTTGGTAAAGGCCGGCTATCTCCTGCGCAGGTCGAGCGCCACGCATCGCTCGTCAGACTGGGGCATCCGGTCGAGGTGGTGCGGTTCACGTCCACAGGGGAAGCGGCAAGCAAGGCCGTGTCGCTCGTCAAAAGCTGGCTGGCCGATAACGACAACACCAGGCAGCAGTAACGGCGCCCACCAAGCGCCTTCACCACAGGGGAGACGAGAATGGCTAGACATGGATCACTTGCAGAGCAGCTGGCAGCGGTCCGCCGCTTCGCCGCCGAACCAGATCATCAGCCGGAGCCGCTACAAACTAACTGGTCTGTCGTCCCAGCAAACGACAACAACCCCGACGAAATCGAAGACCTAAAGCACGATCGCAAAAGGCTGGTAACGCCATCTGTCGCCGAGATCATGAAGAACGTTGCTACGGGTGACGTCGAGCGGAACCCAGCAGGGCAGGTTGTCCGGATCGGAAAGCTGCGGTTCAGTGACGGGAGCCAGACCGAAAGAGCGTTCAGGCTTAAGATCGACGGAGGCGTTGAGGAATATGCGGCAAGGATGCCAGCAGGTGCGATGCTTGGTTCACGGGACAAGGTTGACGTTGCGCTTGGCGGTGACGAAAACCCACGTGAGGTGATAGAGAGCAACAACTACTTCGCCGAGATGCTGGACACCAAGAAGCCCAGATACGTCACGGGGCGCAGGCACAAGGGTATTCGCATCAATCTAAGCCACGACGAAGCCAAGGCGCAGTTGGCCAGGGCTTATGCCAACACCGACATGAGCAAGGTTACATTCACCCGCTGCCCTGATGGACTGCCGTGTGGCTCCGCCAAGATCGCAGATAGCTTTCTAGGAATGCAAAAGACCACATGCGCCGGCGGCGGCTCGATGATGTGGCAGGATATCGTAGCCGCAATGGCGGATCGCAAGGAGTGGTTCGATGCGGTTGATGAGTTGAAAGACGAAGACAGAGCGACGCTTGAAGCCGCGCGGTCAGCGAGGAACATGTCCGATCTCGGGACCAAGGCCGGATACTCAGGCAAGCAGGCCGAACGACAAGGAAAACGTCGACTGATGGCCGCGAACGACAAATTGATGGCTGCACTACGAAAGGCGGCGTCATAACGTCCCTTTCCGCGATCTCGGAGAGAGTAATGTGAAGGGGTGGCGCAACGTAGTTGCGAACCCCACCACACTCCGAGCGCTCTAAGCGTCGGACCCATCGCCATGCTGCACTCGTTGCAGCCTCTGAGCTTTGGGTAACTATCACGTGGAGTAGAGCAGCCCGGTAGCTCGCCAGCCTCATAAGCTGGAGGCCGTGAGTTCAAATCTCACCTCCGCAACCAATCCCATGCGCGTTCTCCTCCGCAGCGTGGGTTCATGCGGCCCGTTCCCTTAAGTGGTTGAGCGGGCCGCTTTTGTTATTCTCCTTAGAGGATGGGCGCAAAAGTCAGATGGCGTGGTTATGGTACACTCGTCTCGGTACTGCTAGGCGTTTGCAAACCTCTCTATCGTTGCGCTCCCGAAAGAAGAGCGAGGTTGTCTAGATGTCGGCTTTGCATTCGCTGATCTCCTGAAAAATCGGGGGGGCACTATCCGCCCTCGCAAGGATTGAAAAGGCCTTCTCGCGCAAAGTATTGCGGCGTGATTACCAAAAATATGTTGGGCTTCTGCGCATAATGCCTATTGGGCATCCACGAACGATGATGGGTCAAGATATCGATATGTGTTCGTGGCCTTATTTTGAAAGTAAACGGAGACGTCGGGGTAAAACTTTACAATCGATGCAATGAGCCTTTTTGCTGCGGCATCAGAATGGTCAGGTAAAATCGAGCTTACAGCGTGTCCCACCTCAGTGAGGACATAGACCTTGATATATGGAACGTTGCCGTCCACACCGATAGGATCGCTACCGATAAGTACTAGACTTTTGTCTGCGTCGAAGGAAACACCAAAATTTCCGAGGTTAAGAAACCAAACTTTTTTGCCTTCAGAGTCCGATTTTTCGGAGAAACTAAGAGTATGCCCGGTGCCAGGGTCAAGCAATAAACCCGCTTCCACAAGCTTTGCAACGGTGTTGAAACTTAGTTCTCCGGTCAAAGTTTTAGGGAGACTTCTTCTGATGCGATTCTGACAGACCTGTTCGAAAATTCTAGCTGCATCGGCGTCTAATTCGTCTATGGCGCGGAGAACGCCCCTTGAGAATGTGCCAGGCCGTCTAATTTCAGCAGCTAGAACGCGTCCCCATCGTTCGCGCAGTTCTTCAGTGGTTGCCTCAGATGAGTAATGCTCTATTCGAGTTACGAACTCATCAGCCAATGTGTCCGGACCCGTGCCTGCATCTTCAGGACTAGGGGGTGCGTGCCGCAAGTCTTCAAGGGCTTTTTCTAGCACACCGTCTTTATTAAGTTGTTTTCGCGCCGCTTCCCCGAAGTGGGCCGCAATCGCTCTCGCGGCAAAGGCGTTATCGCTTCCGATGACCTCAACCGCCTTTGCCGCCACCGCCGCGATAATTTGCTTCTCGCCTTCAATAGTGGCTCTTTTCCTGGAAAGTCCTTTTTCGAGATACACGTTCCCGAATTCGACAAGGTTTCCCCCTAATCGATCAAGCGCGGCCAACGTTCTTGAGTTCGCCTTAGCCTCTACACCACTTTCGGTGAGTGAGGCTCCGACGCTTATTTCTTTATCCAGATGATCTTCTGCCAACTTGACACTCCCAATTTATCCTTGCGCGCTTAGTCAGAATGCACGTCATAAGGGTGTGGCGCAATGACCAAACTCTACGGCCGTTCAACCGAAGCTGCTCTCTACCGCCGTATGTATAAGACTGCACGATGGCAGCGCTTACGTGAGGCGCAGCTTGCTGCCGAGCCGCTATGTCGGTTCTGCCTAGCTGTCGAGGATGTGACGGAGGCCAGAGTGTGTGACCACGTCAAGCCGCACAAGGGCGACGAGGCTTTGTTCTACGACCCGAGCAACCTGCAATCACTTTGCGCTCCATGCCACGACAAGCTGAAGGCTCGCCTCGAGCGAGGCCAGCAGGCGGTGGTCATTGGCGTTGATGGATATCCTATCGAGATGATGTGATGGTTGAAGAAATGTCGAAAAATTGTTGATTTTATTTAATAAAATCACATTTTATGCTTGACAATTTTCTCGATCCGTGACATAATGGATGGTTTTGCCCGACCGGGGGGGTGGTCGAAAAGTCGACGGTCGACCCGGCCAAGGACCGCCGGGGTAACGCAATTCAAATGCAAACACAGATTTTTGCCTAGCGCGTGCGCAAGCGCGCGTGCGCGAGGGGATTCCGCATGTCTGATAAGAAAAGCCGCGTCGACAGCGTTGATGAAGCCGTGAGGATTGCCTCTGTGGCTTCTGAGGAGATCCAGTTTCCTGAAAACGTGCCGCTCGACGACGGCGACGTCCCATTTTTCAAGAATGTCATTGCCGAATACGCGCGCGCCGACTGGTCGGCGCACCAGCTTGAGATTGCCGCAATGCTCGCCCGCACTATGGCCGACCTCGTGAGGGAGCAGGACCTGCTCCGTACTGAGGGCTCGGTCGCCGTTACGGAAAAAGGGACGCCCGTAGCCAACCCACGGAAATCCGTCGTCCAGATGCACGCTTCTTCCATCCTTTCGTTTCGCCGATCACTGGCGCTGCATGCGCGCGCCGTACAAGGCGAGGCGAGGGACGCGGCTAAGCGGCGAGACCAAGCCAAGGAGATCGAGGCAGGCGTCAGATCAGATAGCGATTTGCTTGCGTAGGAGTTTCGTTTGCCGAAAGGTGTGGATAGCAAAACTGGCAATGGCACTCGCTTCAAAGACCGATCCGGGACGAAAAACGGCCGCTTGACGTTCACCAAATGTGTAGGCGAAACTGTTCATAGGCACAAAATATGGGAAGCTGTTTGCGACTGTGGAAACACCACTACCACCTCTTCTCCACATCTGACCAAGTCCTGTGGGTGCCTGCAAAAGGAGGTTGCTGCTGAGATACTGCGTTCACGATCTCTTCCGGATGATGAGCGGTTCGCAAGGGTGCTGGAGAACAGAACCAGACAGCGGCAGCGACGAAAGTCCGATCCCAGATCTGCAATGCAGGCCCGCTTAAGCAGGTTGCACCGGCACGCCCTCGCCAGGGTTGGGGCGATCAAGACTTCCAAGACGTTCGAACAACTCGGTTATACCGTCGATGACTTTGTTCGTCATGTCGAGCGCCAATTTCACTCGGGTATGGGATGGCACAACATGAGTGCATGGCAGGTTGATCACATCGTTCCTGCAAGTTCGGCCCGAAACTTGGAGGACGTCGTAGCGCTCAACCAGCTTTCGAACCTACGCCCAATGTGGGCCGACGAAAACAACAAAAAGAAGAACAGCAGGACAAGCCTCCTTTGAATGGCGCGCTTGCCCTTTGAGGGCGGATGATGAACGGCCAAAATCTGAGTTGGCCGCCAAGTGTTTTGGAGGCGATTAAGAGCGGTCCCACCCCACTAAGGCGGGACTGGCGCAGACTTCCGGTCAGCGAGCTTACGAGAGGCGAAAAGGTATGCCGATTTATCGAGGGCTTTTTGGTTGTCCCGGAGGGGGATCTCGTCGGCCAACCTATCAGGCTTCTTGACTTTCAAGAGTGCTTCATCCTGGCGGTCTACGACAACCCCCACGGAACGGGCAGGGCTTACCTGTCGATTGCACGTAAGAATTCAAAGACGGCAACAATAGCATGTCTTCTGTTAGCTCATATCGTGGGCCCGGAGGCGTTTCCAAACAGTCGTATGATGTCAGGTGCTCGGTCGCGCAAACAAGCGGCAGAGGTCTACAATTACGCCAGCAAGATGCTTCTGCTGTCTCCTGAGCTCAACAAAAAATACAGGCTTGTGCCGTCCAGTAAAACCATCGTTGGCTTGAGCAAAGCAGTTGAATATCAAGCCAGCTCGGCGGAAGCCAAGAGCGCGCACGGTGGGTCGCCACTGGTCGCCATCCTCGACGAGGTCGGCCAGATCAAAGGCCCGCACGACGACTTCGTCGAAGCGATCGTGACGTCGCAAGGCGCTTACGGCGATAAGGCGATGATCTTCGCTATCTCGACGCAGGCAGCGACTGACGGCGACCTCTTTTCGCGATGGCTGGACGATGCCGAGACATCAAAAGCACCACGAACGGTTTCGCACCTTTACACGGCTCCGGCTGATTGCGACGTCCTCGACGAGGAAGCGTGGCAGGCCGCGAACCCTGCGCTTGGCAAGTTCAAGTCCGTTTCATCGGTTCGCGACGACGCTGAGCGCGCGGCACGTATGCCGACTGAGGAGGCCAGCTTCCGTTGGCTCCATCTCAACCAAAGGATCGATGCCAATGCACCGTTTGTGTCTCCGGCTATTTGGCGAGCGTGTAACGCTCGAGTTGTGGACTTTGATGGTCTCCCTGTGTTTGGTGGGCTCGACCTTTCTGAGGTGAGCGACTTGACTGCTCTGGTGCTCATGGCGCCGAAAGAGCAGGACGGAAAGACCACCTGGCACGTAAAGCCGACGTTCTGGCTGCCCGGCGACGGGATACGCGCGAAGGCAAAAGCCGACCGCGTGCCGTACGATGTGTGGCATAAAGATGGGCATCTCGAAGCCGCCCCAGGCAGAACTGTCGACTACGAGTTTGTCGCGCATTACCTGCGAGACCGCTTCGAAGAGATGGATATCCGCAAGATCGCGTTCGACCGATGGAACTTCCGACATCTGAAGCCATGGCTGCAAAAGGCTGGCTTTACTGATGATCAGCTCGAAGGCGATGACGCTGTTTTCCAGCCTTTTGGGCAAGGGTTTCAGTCGATGTCGCCAGCTCTCCGCGAGCTAGAAAGCATCATCCTGAATGGCAATCTGGCCCACGGCGACCATCCAGTGCTGACGATGTGCATGATGAATGCCACCGTCAAAGCGGATCCTGCCGGCAATCGAAAGCTCGTCAAACACAACCGCGAACGCCGCATCGACGGCGCGGTCGCCTTGGCAATGGCAACGGCGATGGCTGGCACCTACGAGGGCGGCGACAGCGGTGACTTGGACGACTTCGTCAACAATATCATTTCTGTCACCTGGTGACGGGCAACCTAGTGGTGAGGCCTGATGGGCTTTTTTGAGAGATGGGTCGGAAGGCCTATCAAGCTCACCGACGGCGAGTTCTGGCGAGGCTTCTTCGGCCTCGGCACCACGTCCGGGGAGACAGTCACGATTGAGAGCGCCCTTTCGCTTGATGCGGTTTGGGCATGCGTCAACTTAGTGCAAAACGCGGCCGGAACGCTTCCTTGCATCGTTTACGGCGAGGACGGCGTCACGGTCGATAAGAACGCTCCGCTATACGAGCTTCTGCACGACATGCCGAACATGGACGACACTGCGCCAGAGTTCTGGTCGATGGCGGCGATGTGCCTGCTGCTCGACGGCAATTTCTTCGCCGAAAAGAAGATGAACGGCGAGCGCCTCGTTGCACTTAATCCGCTTCACCCTTTGAACGTGGACGTGTGTCGCTCCAAAGATGGGCGGAACACGCGCTACTACGAGGTGACGGAAGACGGCAAAAAGCGCCGAGTGCCAGAAGGCAAGATGTTTCACGTCCGCGGCGTCCGTTTGCCTGGCTGTGATCGCGGCATGTCGCCGATCGGTGTGGTGCGCAATACGGTCGGGAGTGCATTGGCGGGCGAGAAGGTCGCCGGCCGCATGTTCAAGAACGGCCTGCTTTCTTCGCTCATTGTCAGCTCTGACCAAATTCTCAAAGCAGATCAGCGCAAGCAGATATCCGACACGCTGACGCAATTCGCCGGTGCGGAGAAGGCTGGTGGGGTGACGGTATTGGAGGCTGGCTTCAAGCCGTATCCGATGTCGATCAACCCTAAAGATGCTCAGTTCCTTGAGGCCCGGCAGTACAGCGTTGAGCAGATCTGCCGCATTTTCGGCGTTCCTCCCGTGATGATTGGTCACGCGGCAAACGGCACCACGACCTGGGGCAGCGGCATCGAGCAGCTGATCCTCCAATTCACCAAGACCTGCATGCGGCCGATGCTCAAGCGCATCGAAGCGGCAATCTATCGTGACTTGCTGGACGCAAAGACCAGGAAGACTACGAAGGTGAAATTCAACATGGAAGAACTCTTGCGCGGCGACAGCACGGCGCGGGCGGAATTCCTGTCGAAGATGGTCACGAACGGCATTTACCTCGTCGATGAGGCTCGCTCGTACGAAGACAAGGCGCCAGTAGACGGCGGCAACAAGGCCATCGTGAACGGCACGATGACGCGCCTCGATACGCTGGGCAAGACCGAAACTCCGGCGCCAACGCCAGCAGCGCGCGCTGCATAAGGGAAAATCATGAAGTTTGAACACCTGATTTCGGCCTTTTTGGCCGAGCCTTGGGCTATTCAGCGCGAAAAACTGGGCGTTTTGGCTGATGTTTTGGTGGCGCGGGCCGAAGGTGAGAAGCTGTTTTCGTCCGAGTTCGCCGCATCGATCGACGATGCGCGCGCCAAGGAAATTGCAGAAACGTCCGGCAGCGTGGCAGTAATCCCGGTTTACGGGGTCTTGGCCGACAAAATGGATGTTTTTTCCGCGATGAGCGGGGGCACTTCCTATGCTGGCATCAAGAAAACGCTGCACAAGGCGCTTTCGAACGCGGACATCAAGGCCGTCGTTCTCGACATCGACAGCCCAGGCGGCACGGTACCTGGCACCGATGAGCTCGCAACGGAGATCCGCAAGCTACGCGGCGGCGAGAAGCCGATCATTGCTCAGGTCAACAGCTTGGCAGCGAGCGCGGCTTACTGGATCGCGGCGTCGACCGACGAAATTGTCGTCACGCCTTCCGGGCGCGCGGGTTCGATCGGCGTTTACACCGCCCATGATGACCTATCCGCCGCTCTTGAGCAGCGAGGCATAAAGCGCACATACATTTCAGCCGGCAAGCACAAGGTCGAGGGCAACGAAACCGAGGCGCTTGGCAAGGATACCTTGGCCCACGTCCAGGATGGCGTGAACCGCTCTTACAATCGCTTTGTCGCAGCTGTCGCCGAAGGGCGCGGTGTGACGGTCAGTAAGGTTGAGGACGGCTACGGTCAGGGGCGCGTGTTTTACGCAGAAGCGCTCATGGACCGCGGCATGGTCGACCGAATTGCCACGCTTGACGAGACCTTGGCCCGCTACGGCGCGGACGCGGAACCTGCGCCGGTAAAGCGCATCAAGGCCGCGAACGCCGCGAAGGCTGAGGCCGCACAGACGCTGGTTGCGAAGATGTCCGCCGGCGAGCAAATCACAAAACGCGAGTTCGAAAACGGCATCAGGGGACTGATGGGGTTGTCGGGCTCTGAGGCAGAGCGGGCCGCTCGGCTCTACCTCAAGGATGGTCAGGGGGCTCCTGACGTCGAGACGGATGCTGCTGCTTTGGCAGCCATTGAACGGCTT